ATATTATTACGATGGAGTTGAATATTTATGCCAAGCAACACAATGACGCACTACAAGTTGTAGAACAAATTTTACCATACTTTGCTCCTCAGTATACAGCAACCTTTAAACCGATAGAAGATTATCCAGATATTAAAGAAGATGTTCCTGTAATACTACAGTCGGTCGCATTTAGCGATAACTTTGAAGGGCAAATGGAAGATCGTAGAACTATCATCTACACTCTTACTTTTGACATGAAAATTAATTTCTATGGTCCAAAACCATCGACTGGTCCTCTCATCACTCGCGTCGATGCAGACCTGTTCAATATGGATGTCAACTCGCTGGATTCGGATAAGTATCTTGAGACCGTTAGGACTGAAACATCAGTAAGACCTGTTTCGCCTGACTCCGATTATACTATACAAAAAGATGTACTAGATAGTGATAGTCCAGTAAGTTTGCCGCACGAATATGAGTGATAAAGATAATGATTATGAATACGCCAGAGAGACTTTGTACGATCTGATCGGTAAAGGTCGCGACGGTGTAGAAGAGATGATCGAGGTCGCAAAGCAAAGCGAACACCCAAGAGCATATGAAGTTCTTGCTAAACTCATAAAAGATACCTCTGACGTTTCTCATCAACTTATGAATCTCCATAAACAAAAGAAGGAGATAGAAAAGGAAGATGTCGCTGCGTTACCAAACAAGCAAGAAACCACCAATGTTTTTATCGGTTCGACTACCGACCTTCAACGCATGTTGAAGAAAGTGAACGAAAAGGATATAACTCCTCAACATGATGCCCTCGCAGATTCAGGACACGACCAAGTCTAAACACGATACTCACTATCTTGGTAATCCTCACGTCAAGAAAGATGGCGTACAGGAGGATTGGTCTCAAGAGAAAGTTGCTGAGTATGCAAAGTGTATGTCTGACCCTGCACACTTTGCTACTAATCACTTGAAGATTATCAACCTGAACGATGGTCTAGTGCCGTTTGAGTTGTACCCTTACCAAGAGGAAATGTTTACTCACTTTAACAGCAATCGTTTTACTGTTGTCCTTGCTTGTCGTCAGTCTGGTAAGTCTATATCTTCGGTGGCATATCTACTTTGGTATGCCATATTTCACCCTGAGAAAACTGTAGCAGTGCTCGCTAACAAGGGTGCGACTGCTCGCGAGATGCTCTCGCGTGTAACTCTTATGCTTGAGAACTTGCCCTTTTATTTGCAACCAGGATGTAAGGTGCTGAATAAAGGGAGTATAGAGTTTAGTAACAACTCAAAGATATTCGCCGCTGCTACTTCAGGATCATCCATTCGTGGTCAATCTGTAAACTTGCTGTTCCTTGACGAGTTTGCGTTTGTTGAAAGGGCAGCAGAATTTTATACCTCAACCTATCCCGTAGTTTCGTCAGGTAAAGATACGAAAGTGATCATAACATCCACCGCCAACGGTATTGGTAATCCTTTCCATAAGATATGGGAAGGTGCCGTACAGGGTGTGAATGAATATAAACCGTTCCGTGTAGACTGGTGGGATGTTCCTGGTCGCGACGAAGCATGGAAAGAAGAGACGATTAATAATACTTCGCAGATACAATTTGATCAGGAGTTTGGTAACACGTTCTTCGGCACGGGCGATACATTGATCAATGCTGAAACTTTATTAAACTTGAAGGCAAGTAGACCCAAGAGAATTCTTGAGGGTGGGGATCTACTTGTTTACGATGAACCTCGCAAGGGGTCACAATACGTCATGTGTGTTGACGTAAGTAAAGGGAGAGGACAGGATTATAGTACGTTTAACGTCATCGACATTAGCAGTAGACCTTTCAAACAGGTAGCAGTGTATCGCAACAATCTTATTTCTCCACTACTCTTCCCAGATATTATTTATAAATGGGCGACTTCTTACAATACTGCATATGTTGTAATAGAATCTAATGACGCAGGTCAATTAGTGTGTACAGGATTATATCATGAACGCGAGTATGAAAACGTACATATGTCCTCTACAGTAAAATCTAGTGGTATCGGTGTAGAGATGACTCGTCGGACCAAACGTCTGGGTTGTTCAGGATTCAAAGATCTGCTAGAAGAACGTAAACTAGAAGTCGTTGATGAAAATACTATATTAGAGATCAGCACGTTTGAGGCAAGAGGCAACTCTTATGAAGCGAAAGATGGCAACCACGATGACTTGGTAATGAACTTGGTGATGCTTGGGTTCTTGGTTCAAACTACGTTCTTCGCTGAGATGACTGATATCAATATTAAGAAGATGATGTTTGAGCAACGTATGCAAGAGATTGAGGAAGATGTTCCTCCGTTTGGATTCAAACAAGAAGCGGAACCAGTCATAACTTATGAGCAAAAATTAGACCCTTGGTCTACAATAGAACTAGAGGATTATACCTAAATATCCCTTCTTATAAATAAATGCATTGAGCACTTATGTGCCGACCTTATAATGTATAACACTTATAATTTCTTTTTGCAAAGAGGAAACTAAAATGGCACTAACAGCTCCAAGTTTGTCTCCTGCTATTGTAGTTCGCGAATTCGACCTGACCCCTGTGGTCCCAAATGTCGATACTTCGCTTGCTGGATATGTAGGAGGATTCCGTTGGGGTCCTGTAGAAGTACCAACCATTATCTCCAACGAGAACGAACTCGCTGAAGAGTTTGGTACTCCAGATGCCCAGCACTCCGTAGATTATTTCTCGTGTGCTCAGTATCTGCGATACTCAGGCAACCTCCAAGTATGCCGCTCTATCCCATCACCAGGAAATGGTGTAGATAGCGCGAAGAACGCTTCTTTATCAGGAACTAAAATACTGATTAAGAACGAAGATCACTTTGAGCGACAAACGCTCTCAGAAACCTTCTATGCCAAGTATCCTGGCGAACTCGGCAACTCATTGGCAGTATCAGTTTTTGGTGTACTGTCTGGTGATTCAGATAACAGCAATACTGCTACTACTAACCTGTTCAATAGTTGGACTTATGAAGATAAGTTTGATGATGTCCCAGGAACCTCTGAGTGGGCGCAAGAATACCCAGGAACAGTTAAGAACGATGAGATCCATGTCGCGGTAATCGACCAAGACGGTTTCATCACTGGTACTGCTGGCGAAGTCCTTGAGACTTTCCCATATGTATCTGTAGCAGAAGGTGCTCGAACCGTTGACGGAGGCGACAACTATGTCAAGAACGTAATTAACAATGGTTCCAAGTACGTCTGGTTTGGCGAGTGGGATTCTGATACTACGATTGCTGGTCCTAACTGGGGCACTGCTCCAACTTCAGGCGGCACCGTAAACTATGCTGACCAAGTAGCAACATTCACTAACGACTCTGCGACTAAGAGCCTGAGTGGTGGTGCTGATGGTCAAACGCTCGACGAGGGCGATATTGCTACTGGTTTCGATCAGTTTGAAGACGTTGAGCAAATCGACGTGTCCATCCTTATCGCACCAGGAATGGCAACCAAAACTGCACAAGTCACTGTAGTAAACGATCTCGCTGGCATCGCTGGCGTAACTCGTAAAGACTGTGTTGTTGTAACTTCACCAGACCGCGCAGCGGTTGTTAACAATGTCGATCCAGTAAACGATACCTTGGAGACTACTAATGACTTCACGGCATCTTCTTACTTGATCGTAGATAACAACTACTTGCGTGTCTATGACAAGTATAACGACAACTACATCTACATCCCTGCTGCTTCTACCACTGCTGGATTGCTCGCTGCTACTGACGCGAACTATGGTCCATGGTGGTCACCTGCTGGTGAGCGTCGCGGTGAGTATGTCGGTGTGACTAACCTTGCTTACTCCCCTTCTAAAGCGGAGCGAGATGAACTGTACAAGAAAGGTGTAAACCCAATTGTTCAGTTCCCAGGACGAGGCATCTTGCTGTTTGGTGACAAGACCAAACTTGCTAGACCATCTGCATTTGATCGTATCAATGTTCGAAGGTTGTTCCTTGCTCTTGAGAAAGCGGTCTCTGTCGCTTCCCGAAACTTCCTGTTCGAATTCAACGACGAGTTTACTCGTGCTGAATTTGTTGCTATCGTCAACCCACTCCTGCGTGAGATTCGGGCACGACGAGGTATTCAGGACTTCTTCGTACAGTGTGACGAGAGAAACAACACCCCTGAAGTTATCGACCGCAATGAATTCATTGCGACTCTCTTCATCAAACCAGCACGCAGCATCAACTTCATTACGTTGAACTTTGTTGCTACGCGATCTGGTGCGAATTTTGAAGA